GCCGCCGCCGATGCCCAGGCCGCTGCCGATGCCCAGGCCGCCGCCGATGCCCAGGCCGCTGCCGATGCCCAGGCCGCCGCCGATGCCCAGGCCAATCGTCGGAAGAAGTGATCGGCTATGGGACGCGTGCTAGTTGTCCCTGCGACCGCGCTGCCGGTAACGCTTGCCCAGGCGAAGAAGAGCTTGCGTATCGAAGCCGACAGTACTGACATGGACGATCTGGTAACGCTATGGCTGCTCGGCATTGTCCGAGACCTTGAGCACCAGATCGGCCAAGCAGTTATGCCGCAAGAGTGGCTGGTGACAGCAGACTGGCTGTACCCAGCGATTGATCTGCCCCATCCGGTCCAGAGCGTGCTCTCCGTATCGTTTCTGGATGAGACCGGCATGCGTCGAACGCTAGATCCAGTCACTTATCAGCTGGTGGTGAGCGAATTGGAGTCGACATTGGTTGCTGCCCCCGGAGCCACCTGGCCCTGCGGTCGAGACGTTCGTGTTTCTGTCTCTTGCGGCTACGGTTCGGATCCGGAGGACGTTCCTCCGAATATTCGCCTCTACGTGCTGGCCAAGCTGGCGGAGCAATATGACCCTGAGACAAAGTCGGATCGAGGGACGGTGCAGTCCAAATTCATCGACGGCCTGCTGGATGCCTGTCGAACCTATCGGTAGGAGGTGCCATGTTCACGAGAGGTATGCGGCACCTAGTGCAGATTCAGTACAGCACTTCCGGCCGAGGTTCGGACGGTGACAACGTCACTACCTGGGTTAGGTTGGCTGACGTCTACGCGGAACAGCAAGACCTCTCGGGACGCCTGCTGGAGACAGCCCAGGCTCGTTTCGCCGAGGCGGAGGTCTCCTTCCGGATCCGATTCCGCAATGGCATAACGCCTGACATGCGGATTCGACATCAGGGGCGATTCTATCGAATTGGCGCTGTTCTTGATCGCACCGGGCGTCGGCTGGAGTTGTATTTGATCTGTACGGGAGGGTTGCTCGATGGCCAGGATGGAGGTTGACGGCTTCGAAGCTGTTATCCGGATGCTGGAGGGCCTGCCCGATCAGGTTGGGTCCGACGCGTTGCGATCTGCAGCTAATGCCGGCGCTTCCATCATCAAGGCAGAGGTGATCGCTCGGGCGCCACGGCAGAAGGGGATCTTGAAGGGCAACATCTACCAGAAGCACATCGAAGAGCTCTCCTCGCAGACGTCGCAGACCTATCACGTCTCATGGCGCAAACAGGGAAAGGACGATGTGCCGTTCTACGGGGCATGGGTCGAATACGGACATTGGTACGTCCCTCGCAAGCCGGAGGGCATCACCTGGAAGAAGCACCGAGCCGATGCGAAGCCGATCTTTGTTCCAGCGCACCCGTTCTTACGTCCAGGATATGAGGCGAAGAAGGACGTGGCGCTGACTGCGATGCGTGACAGGTTGAAGGAGCGTGTCGCTGAAGCATTGAAAGGGAAGCAATGATCGAAAAGCAAGTGCAGACGCTGCTCGATGATCTGGTCGGCAGCAAGATCTTCTTCGATACGGTGCCAGCTGGCACTGAGGCGCCCTTCATCATCCTCTTGCAGGTCGGCGGGGAGCCTATCGAATTCCTCGATGGCCCGTCTGGCCAAGACTTCGTGCGCCTGCAGGTGGATGTGCACGCGGGCAAGCGTAGCGAGGCCAATGCTCTGATGTCGAGTGTTCGAGAGCGTATGAAGACATTGCAGGCTTCACCAATCGGCGCGCCCGTCAGCCTGTACGAGGAGGCGGTAGCTCTGTATCGCCGCGTATGTGATTTTCGTTTGATCGGTCCTGCATAGGGCTCACATATTTTCCAACTAGGCCCCACTGGGGCCATTTTTTTTGAAAGGGGACATCATGTCCTATACCTTGCCGGACGGTTCGAAACTCTCCATTGCCGCGACTTTTGGTCCCGTCGTGGCCATGACCGCACTGTCCAACGCGTTGGAAGCAATTGGCACGGTCGCAGCAGGTGCTGCCTTGGCAACGGGTGACATCGTTATCGTCACCGCTCCTGGTTGGTTGAAACTCAACCAGCGCGTCGCGCGTATCAAGAATTTCAACGCCGGCGCTGTCACGCTGGAGGGCATCGACACCTCCAGCACGGACAAATTCCCGGCTGGAAGTGGCGTCGGCAGCCTCCAAAAAGTTCTGACCTGGCAGCAGATCCCGCAGGTGACAGCATTCGAATCGTCCGGTGGTGATCAGAACTTCGCCACGGTGGAGTTCCTGGACGACGACCAGCAGCGTCAGGTTCCCACGACCAAGTCGCCGCAGACGCTCTCGATCACGGCAGCGGACGATCCGGCCTCGCCGCATGGTGACGTGCTCTCGGCCGCTGATGAGGCCCGCGCGATCCGTCCGCTGCAGCTGGCGCTGCCTAGCGGCCCGAAGATCTTCTATAACGGTTACGTGTCGTACAACGCGACCCCGACCCTCACCAAGGGCAACATCATGACCACCAAGGCGTCCCTGGCCCTGGTGTCTCGTCCCACTCGCTACCAGACCTAAGGTGAAGCATGCTCAAACTGCAACCTAATCCGACGTTCATCCTGCCCGTGGATGTTCCGGTGGCCGGCGAGCCCCAGCCGACCAAAATCAAAGTGACCGTCCGTTATCACAAGCCGGACGAATTGAAAGCGCTGCTGGACGGGAGTCCAGGGATGACTATCGACGAATTCGTGATGGTCAATGTCGTTGGCTGGGATGGTGTCGAAGGCACCTTCAGCGAGGACGGCCTGCGCGCATTGCTGCGCAGCTACCACGGTCTGGCCCTGGTGATTCACCGAGCTTACTTCGCCGAAGTCTACAAGGCCTCCCAGGGAAACTGATCGCCGCTGCGGAGTTCCTCTATACCCCGGAGCCGGACACCGCGCAGCTTGCAGCCCTCGGTCTGACTCCGGAAGATCTCGGCGACAAGTCTTCTTTTGATGTTTTCCCCGAGAACTACGCGTCGGTCGAGGTGTTCAACGCGATGCGCACGCAATGGCGCACAGATATGGGGGTGCCGGTTGGGCTGGACTATTCGGCGCTCCCCTCTGTCATGCGCCTGTTTGGTGTTCCTGCTGTGCAGCGGCGGAAAGTGTTTGACGACGTGAGGGTAATGGAGCACGCAGCGATTTGCTTGATGCGTGAACAGCAATAGCCGCCTTCGGGCGGCGCTTCTTCTGGGTAATGTGATATGGCTAAATCTGGCGCAGGTGACCTGGCCGGCAGCGTAACGGTCGGCCTGACGGCCGAAATGGATCAGTTCAAGGCCGACATGCGGGAGGCTGGTCAGGCCGTCCGTGAAGTACAAACCGAGGCCAGCTCGGCGGCAGCTAAGATCGTGCCGGCGCTGAACCAGATCTCGGCGGCTGGTACATCGGGTGCTACGGCATTGAGCGCGGCGCAGCAGCGCTATTTGGAAGGTCTGCAGCGCCAGGTAGCTGCGGCGCAAGGTGGTAAGGTCGCCTCGTTGGAGTTGCGTGCGGCGCAGCTCGGCGTCTCGGAGGCGGCCGCTCCCTTGCTGGCAACCTTTCGCCAGTTGGAGGCGACACAGCGCAAGAATGCTGAGGCCGCGAACGCGGCATCCGTCGCGGTCAGGGCTCAAGCCGAGAGCGAAGAAGATGCTGCTGCCCGTATCCGCGCATCGGTGGCAGCATCTCTGGAAAAGACAGCCGCTCTCAACAAGGAAATCGAGGCGTCGCGTGCTGCTGCAGCGGCGGCTCGGGAGGCAGGCGGCCGTAATGCGCCGGCCGGTACCGACCGCATCGACGCCTCTCTGCAGAGCCGCGCCCTGCAGGAGACTGCAGATCGGGTCGCAGAGGTCAACCGGGCGCTCGGCTCTATCGGCCGTGGTGCAAGCAGTCAGAAGGAGCTGCAGGCCCAGACCGACAAGTTGGTGAGCCTGTGGGGTCAAGGTCGGATTTCGGCCGAGCAGTACGCTGCAGCGGTCAAGCAGCTGGACTTGAGCGAAGCGCAACTGAATAAGACCAGTGCTGAGGCTGCCGCGAAGGCTGACGCTTTTATAGCGCGCCTGAAAGATCAGGCCGCTACTGCTGGCAAGAGTGCAAAGGAACTCTTGGAGTATCGGGCTGCGCAGCTTGGAGTGACCAGCCAGGCTGCGCCATTGATTGAGCAGCTCGAGAAGGCCGAAAAGGGTATGCATGGCTTCAGCCTGGCTACCAGCGGCAGCCGCAGAGAGTTGGGCGTCCTAGCGCGGGAAATTGCCAGCGGCAACTTCAGCGGTGCCAGCCGCTCGTTCTCGATCTTCGCTGAGCAGTCAGGCTTGATGCCGGCTCTGTTGTCGCCCACCACGCTTGCGATTGGCGGACTGGCTGCTGCCGTCGGTGGACTCGCTGTGGCGTACCTGCAGGGGCATGCTGAAGAGAAGAAGTTCGCCGACGCATTGGTGGTGACCGGGAATGCTGCCGGCACCACTGCCGCTAGCCTGCACGATATGTCGGTGCAGGCCGCTGGCACGCTTGGCAGCTTGTCGGCAGCGAAGGAAGTGGTCCTGGAGCTGGCAAACAGTGGAAAGTACTCTGCCGAGCAAATCGGCATGATCGCCACCGTCGCCGTGGACATGCAAGTGGCCACAGGCCGTGCGGTTAAAGACACGGTGCGCGAGTTTGAGGAGCTGGCCCGCTCCCCCGTTGACGCCAGCGCAAAATTGAATGAGCAATATCACTACCTGACGCAGTCGGTATATGACCAGATAGCTGCGTTGCAGCGACAGGGAGACACCCAGGCGGCCATTGACCTGGCCGAACGTTCTTACGCTGAGGCTATGGGCTCGCGGGCGCGCACCATCAATGAGCACATTGGCACCATTGAGAGTGCCTGGAAGCGGGCGAAAAACGCGGTGATGGGCTTCTGGGATACCGTGATGAACAGCGGTCGCACTGACATGCTTGAGCATGATATTGCTGAGTATGAGAAGCGTCTGGCTACGCCGATGATCAAGTCGGACCGTGATGTTCTGCAGTCGCGCGTCGATGGAATGAAGAAGCAGCTGGCAGCGCAAAAGGAGCTGGCGGCCCAGCAGGAGGAGGCTGCGAAGAGCGGAGACGCTTCTATACAGGCCGCGCGCTCGGTCGATCAGCTGACCGAGTCGGTCGACAAAAGCATCCGTAAGCGGAACGAGCTGGCGAAGCTTTCCCAGAATTTCACTGCCATGATGCGGGAAGCAAACCGTACGGGCGCTGCCAATGATCGCCTGGACGGAGTGGTCTTTAGTGAGTCCGGAAACCCGCTCTCGGGCGGCCTGTTCGCCAAGCTGCAGAAGGACATCGAGGATAAGTACAAAGAGAAAGCGCCCTCTGGTACTGACAACGCGCTCAATGCCCAGATCAAGGCCATCCAGGGGCAGATGCAAGAAGCCGAGCGTGGCCTGCGCACGACGATTCAGAACAACAAGGCTCTGTATGACGTCGGTTTGCTTAACACACAGGACTACCTGCGGGCCGACTACGAGGCCCGTCGCGCGGCGCTGGATAAAGAGATGGTGCTGGCACAGCAGCAGGAAGCGATTGCTGGCCGAAAGAAGAACCTCAGCGCGCTGGAAGAGGCAAAGAATCAGCAGCGCAAGATCCGCGATGAGCAGCTGCAGAACGAGCAGAAGTATGCCAACGACACTCGTTCTCTCATGGAGAAAAGCACGCGCGATGTGCAGGCATACGTAGATTCGCTCAACGCCTCCTACAACACGCGCGCGGCCGCGATCCGGAATTTGATCGATGGTGCCGGCTTGGGCGATGCCGCGCGGGATCAGCTGAATCGTCTCAACCAAGTGCAGCAAGAGTTTGACCGCGCAGCTGACGTCTTGCGCAAGTCGCGCGAGAAAGGCGAGGCCCACGGTGGCATCAGCCAATCGCAGTATGACCAGGAGTTTGCCGCCCTCCAGACGAGCTTGGAGGCCCGTCTACAGCTGGAGCGTGACTATTCTGAGCAAACGAAGAAAGTGCAGCAGGATGGTTGGGTGGGTGCGAGCCGGTTTATGCAGAACTACGCTGACCAGGCAGCAAACGTCGCGGGGCAGGTGGAGAGTCTCTTCAGCTCGGCCGCGCGCGGAATGGAGGATGCATTCGCGAGCTTCGCTACGAGCGGCAAGTTGAGTTTCAGTGAGCTGGCGAAGTCGGTCATTGCTGACATCGCCCGCATGCAGGCGCGTGCTGCGATTTCTGGTCTCTTCAATATGGCAATCTCCGCTGCGGCGTCGGCGTTCGGGCCGAGCTCCTCCGGAGCGGCATCTTCATCTAGTACCGCTGACTACTGGCAATCCACCTCTGGGGGCAGCTTGGGTTTCAAGGCAAACGCATTGGGTGGAGTCTACGAATCGCCATCGTTGAGCGCGTATAGCGGACAGGTCGTATCGCGTCCGACGCTGTTCGCCTTTGCGAAAGGAGCGGGGCTGATGGGCGAGGCCGGCCCGGAAGGCATCTTTCCCTTAAAGCGCGGACCTAATGGAGCCCTCGGGGTGCAGGCGTATGGAGCCGGCGCACCGATCTCGGTCGCGACGACTGTCAATTTCTACGGTGACGGCTCTAGCGATAGCTCGACCAAGTCGGAGAGCGATGCCTCTGCCAAACAGCTCGGCGATCTTGTGAACCAGCTGATCAGCCAGCGTTTCTTGGCAGAGCAGCGGCAGAATGGCGTGATCTGGAAGATTCGTAATGGGGTACCAAGCTGATGACGATTGAAACTTTCTCCTGGCAGCAATCCGGGGCTCGCACGCGGCAGGCCAAATTCAGTTTGCGTACGGTCGGGTTCGGCGACGGTTATGAGCAGGTGGGAGTGGCTGGATTGAATCCTGTCCAAGATACCTGGACGGTCAGCGTTTCCGGCCCCGAGCCGCTCATCGCAGAGGTTGAGGAATTCCTGGATCGCAACGGTGGTGCCGGAAAAGCCTTTTACTGGACCGCGCCACGCAAGGGTCAGGTTCTGGTGCGCGTGAGCGAAGGCGGGTACTCAACTGCTGACGCCGGCGGGGGGGTATCTACTGTGACCGTGACTTTCAAGAGGGCGAACACTCCATGAGTATCCGTAGCGATGTGCAGAAGCTTGAATTGGGTGCTGTGGTTGAGTTGTTTGAGCTGGATGCGACTGCCATCAGCGGGGATTTCTTGCGATTCCACGGTTATGCGCAGGACGGGCCGATCTGGTGGCAGGGTAACGAATACTCGGCCTGGCCTATCAAGGCTGAAGGATTTGCGAGAACCAGTGATGGCCAGCCGCCGACGCCCAAGCTGACAGTGGCGAATATCGATGGATCCATCGGTGCTGCCTGCCTCTATCTGGATGACTTCGTCGGGGCCAAGTTGACCAGGCGAACTACTCTTGGCAAGTACCTCGATGCAAGGAATTTCACAGACGGAAATCCGGACGCGGATCCGGACGAGGAATTTCCTTCAGAGATTTGGTACGTCGAGCAGAAGACCTCGGAAACCGATGAAGTTATCGAGTTCGAGCTATCTAGTCCGTTGGACTTCGACGGGCTGCAGCTCCCTGCTCGGCGGATTGTTGCAAACCTCTGCGCCTGGGAGTATCGCAGTTCGGAGTGCGGTTGGACGGGTGTGGTGTTCTTCAACTCGAAGGACCAGCCGGTTGCGAATGCGAACCTAGATAGCTGTGGCAAGCGGCTTTCCTCATGTCGGTGCCGGTTCGGTGACTATTCCGAATTGCCCTACGGTGGTTTTCCCGCTGCTGACATCATACGAGCAAACTGATATGAGTCCTGAAATCGAAGCCGCGATCCGCGCTCATGCGGTGGCCGAATACCCGCGTGAATGCTGCGGACTGATTATCAACGAAGGTGGGCGAGATGTGTACGTCCGCTGTCGCAATGTCGCTGCCATAGGCCGACAGGGAGACCACTTCGTGTTGTCGAAGGAAGATTACTTTGCCGCAGCGGACCGTGGAGAGTTGCTTGCTCTCGTGCATTCGCACCCTGATATGCCCGCTCGGGCAACGCAGGCTGATCGGGTTAGTTGCGAGGCATCGGGCCTTACCTGGTTCATCGTGCGCGTCGATGGCACTGAGGGCAGCGTCGAGGCCGCCGAGATTGAGGAGCTTACGCCTTCGGGTTACAGAGCGCCTCTTGAGGGTCGTGAGTTCTACCATGGCGTCCTCGATTGCTATGCCCTGGTCCGTGATTGGTTTGAGCAGGTGCGCGGCATCACGCTGCCCGATTTTGCCCGCCGCGATAACTGGTGGGGCGACGGAAGCGGTGAAGATCTCTACATGAAGCATTTTCGGTCAGCTGGCTTCCAGCCAGTTGAGCTTGAAGATCTTCGGGTCGGTGACTGTTTCTTGATGCAGGTGCGGGCAAACGTGGTCAACCACGCGGCAATATACGTCGGCGACGGCAAGATTTTGCACCACCTATATGGCAGGCCGTCGCGCCACGATATTTATGGGGGCTATTGGCGCGAAGTGACGCGTTTGGTAGTTCGTTACAGCGGAAGTTAGCCGGCACAAGCCGGCGTTTTTTTTTAGCCACGATATGAACGAAAGCTTAAAGACAATTCGGCTGTATGGAAATCTCGGCGCGAGATTTGGCAGAGTTCATCGCTTGGCCGTATCGAGCGCTCGCGAGGCTGTAAAAGCCTTGTGCGTTCTGCTGCCCGGATTCGAGCGCGAATTGATGACAGCGCATACCCGAGGTGTGGTCTATTCCGTTTTTCTTGGGAAGGCCAATATCACGGTCGAGCAGCTGGCTTATCCTGCCGGAAGTGACGACATTCGCATTGCGCCTATCCTTCGGGGGAGTAAGCAAGCAGGTGCCTTGCAGACCATCGTCGGCGCGATCATCGTGGTTGTCGGTGCTGTAGTCAACTACTTCTTCCCCGGCTCCGGTGTGCCAATCATGCAGTTCGGGCTCGCCATGATGGCTGGAGGTGTCGTGCAGATGCTTGTTCCACAGAAGGGAGGAACATCTACGCAAGACCAGCCAGACAATGCTGCCAGCTATAACTTCAACGGAGCAGTGAATACAAGTGCCCAGGGCAATCCTGTTCCATTGGGCTACGGCACGATGATGTGTGGATCTGCGGTTATCTCGGCCGGTATCTTTGCGGAGGATCAGGCATGAGAGGTCTTGTTGGATATGGCGGGGGTGGAAAGAGTGGCAGCGAAGGACATGCGGCCGAAGAGGCACCGGATAGCCTCAAGAGTATTTCCTACGCTAAGGTGATTGACCTGGTCTCAGAGGGGCCAGTGGTCGGCCTGGTCAATGGCGCGCAGTCGATCTTCCTTAATGAGACGCCGTTGCAGAACGCCGACGGCTCGTACAATTTCTCGGGCTTCCAATGGGAATTCAGGCCTGGTACCCAATTTCAATCTTACATCCCAGGCTTCCCGGAAGTTGCCAACGAGTTAGCAGCATCGAGCGAGCTGCGCTCGGATACTCCGTGGACGCGAAGTATCACGAACCTTCAGCTGTCCGGCCTACGTGTGCGTCTGTCGGTCCCTGGGCTGAGCCAGACCGATAGTTCGAATGGTGATGTTAAGGGGTATAGGGTCGAGTATGTCATCGAGCTTTCGACAGATGGTGGCGCGTTTCAGGTGGTCGTCAGTTCCGCGTTCGACGGAAAAACGACCAGTAAGTACAGTCGCAGCCATCGATTCAATTTGCCACGCGCCACGGTTTCTGGTTGGCGCGTGCGGGTTCGCCGTCTGACACCGAATGCCAATAGTGCGCGCATCGTCGATACCACGATGGTGGAGTCGTATACCGAGTTGATTGATGCAAAGCTGCGCTATCCGATGTCGGCGTTGATGGCTCTGATGGTTGATGCCTCTCAGTTTCAGAGCGTTCCATCACGGGCGTATTTGATGAAGTTGCGCATCATCGCGGTACCGTCGAATTATGACCCTGATGCGCGAACCTATTCGGGGCTCTGGGACGGCACTTGGAAGCCGGCCTGGACCGATAACCCGGTGTGGATCTATTACGACCTGGTGCTGCACAAGAGGTACGGAGCTGGAAAACGGGTCGATGCGTCGCAGATTGACAAGTGGGAGCTTTATCGCATCGCTCGATATTGCGACGAGCTGGTGCCTGACGGGAAGGGTGGTTACGAGCCGCGCTTCGCCTGTAACGTGTACATCCAGAAGGAGGCCGCCGCATATCGGGTGCTGCAGGATCTGGCGTCGATCTTCCGTGGCATCGTCTACTGGGGCGGCGGCAAGATGATGACCTCGGCCGATATGCCTGGCGAGCCCATGTATGTGTACACGGCTGCCAATGTTGTTGATGGGAAGTTCACTAGGGTTGGTAGCAGTCGTCGTACACGCTACACCACCGCGCTCGTGAGCTGGAATGACCCGACTGACTTCTACCGCGCCAAAAATGAGTATGTCGAAGACGCCATCGGTATTGAACGGTACGGCTTTCGGCCTTTAGAGCTGACGGCGTTCGGCTGCACATCCCAAGGGCAAGCCCAGCGAGCAGGTCGTTGGGCACTGGCCACTTCAAGGTTGGAAACAGAGACGATTACGTTTCAGGTGGGCATGGAGGGAGCAATTGCTGCGCCTGGGCAGATCGTCCGCGTGGCAGATCCCAAGAAGATGGGCCGCCGAAATGGTGGGCGTATCCGGGCGGTCAACGGCCGGACAATCACCTTGGATAAGGCTCCGACGGTGTCGCCGGGCGATACGTTCACAGTCATTATGCCGACCGCGGTATCTGAAGATCGCTTGGTGGAGTCGGTGGATGGTGATGACGTGACTGTGACGGTTGCGTTTTCTTCTAATCCTGAGCCGCAATCGATCTGGTATGTCGGAAGCGTTGACCTGGTCGCGCCAACCTACAAGGTGATGTCGGTAACTCAGAAAGATGGTCTCATTTTCGAGATCACAGCTCTTCAGCATGAGCCTGGGAAATTCGATTATGTAGAGCAGGGCACCCTGATAGGTGATCGGCCAACCAGCGTAGTGCCAATGCGGTTTCAGCCCCCGCCTACCAACGTTAGATTGTCGACCTATACGACCTCCACGAAGGGGGCCTCGATAACAACGCTTGTGATCGCCTGGGACGCGGCTGTGCGGGCAAGTGAGTACCAGATCGAATGGCGGCGCGATAACGGTGAATGGTATGCATTGCCGCGCACGGGCGGGCTCAGTGCTGAAGTCCCAGGGATCTATGCCGGTGCCTATCAAGTACGCGTAAGGGCATTCAACAGCATTGACGTTGGGTCAGCCGTGGCGCTTAGCAATGTGACACCGTTGCAGGGAAATCAGGGGCCGCCACAAGACGTTCCTTGGTTCTCGATCAACGGGGATGTTCTGACATGGGGCGCAGTCATTGATGCGGAGCTTGCCGGGTATCGATTGAGATATCACTACGGTTCTAACCGAAGCTGGGGTGATGCCAACGATCTGGTAGATGGCTTGGTCATGAGCAGCCCTTACAAGCTTGTCTCTACACCGCAGGGGCCGTTGACGTTGTTGATCAAGGCCGAAAACCGCCAGGGGGATGTCTCAAACTCCCCGAGTTACATCGTCACGCAGCTCGGTGACGCGCTGGTGGCAAACGTGGTGGAGGAGTTCGATTTTCATGCAGACGGATATCCCGGAGTGATTGACGGTGCTCAGATCATTGATGGGGCCTTGCTTGCCGAAGGCACGCTGCAGTTCTGGAAAAACGATCTCGCTGATTTCTGGCCGCTAGATGATAGTCAGGTGTTTTTCTCCGATAGCTACAAAAGGATGGTGTACGAGACGCCCGCGATTATCCCTGCGGCCGTGGCGGCCAGTTTGCAGTTGACTCTGGACGTGGAGTTTCAGGGCGGGGCTCGCACAATTGAATATCGGTCCGGAGGCGGAGAGCCCTTCTTCCAGGCAGATGGGATGCAGTTCTTTGCTGGTGATGATGATCTGTTCTATCGGCCTCTGTCTGGATACATACCCTGGCCTGGATCACTGGCCGCTCAGGCCATTCAATATCAGTTCCGCTTCAGCGTAGATATTGGTTCTGAGCGCGGTGAGATTGGCAAGTGCAAGGCGCTCATTGATGTCCCCGATATTGACGAGCGCTTTGACGATATCGCCATCTCAGAGACGGGTACGCGCCTACCTCTGAAGAAATCCTTCCTGAACATTCAGAACGTCCAGCTCACGCTGCAGGCAGACGGTGGAGCAGCGGTTACCGCTAGATGCATGGACAAGAGTCATGTATCGGGCCCGTTGATTCGTTGCTTCAATAGTGCGGGAGCTGCTGTCGCTGGTCTCGTAGACGCGCATATTCAAGGTTACTGAGGAGAAGTAAATGACGGCATTGCCGAGTAAGATTTTATTGAATGGGAACAAGGTTCCCGCGACTACGCATGCAGAGATGCGCCAGGCGCTGGGTGATTTACGGGATTTCATTGCCGCATTCCTGGGGGAAGACAGTGCCAATGCGGCTACGCTGAGAAGCGTATTGGCATTGCCTGACCCTGCTGCGACGGGGGGCGGGTGGGTGCGCGGCTTATTCGGAAAAGCAAACGCAGCCGCTCCGACGACGAAGTATGACTTTACTTGTCTTGCTCGGGCCTATCGCAACCCTGCCACCGGGGCAGTGTGGGCTTCGCGCAGCACGGCTGTTATCTCAGCGGATGCTGCGGTCGCTGGGCCGGCAGCCGGTGGACGGGATCAGCTTGCAGCATTCTCCAGCGGCTTCATTAACTTGTTCTTCATTGTTGATGATGCCGGAAACGAGCGGGCCGTCTGGAGCAAGAACGCGCCTGGCCTCGGTCCTAATCCCATCAGTGGCTTTTCCTCCTGGGTATATGGCCACACGGTGTACTGGGACGGATCCGCCATTCGCCGCTGCGTGTTGAGCGGATGTCTTAATTCGTATGCATCACCTATCGGGCTTGGCGTCGTGGGGAATACTAGCGGTGGCGAGGTCGTGTTCAGTGGCCAGTCCCTATGGCCGGCATGGGCTAATAGGGTTGCTGCTCGCTGCTTCTCCTTCCTTTCCGCAAATTCCGGTGGCGGGGGCACAGCAGTTATCGATTACCGGTTCATCTCCGGTTACGTCGGCAAGGCGATCTCTGTTGGCGTGTCGTCGGCCTCCGAGACCTCGTACTACAACGATGATATCGATTTCCCCAACCTGAATCAGCAGCTGATCGTCTCGGTCGCCCTTACCACAGGTGCACCGAACCTGAGTGCGATTCAGTCGCAAGTTTCCGTAACCAGCTTCACCGTGCCCAATGGAGATGTCGCATGACAAAGAAAGCGTTCTATTCAGCTGCCGATGGACGCCTCGTGGCCTATGGCTACCTGGAGGACTTCCCAGGCGCTGTCGGCGAGGACGTTCCGGACGACTTTGAAAAGCCGCTGTACGCCACGCGGTGGAACGGAGCCGAGTGGGTGGAAACGGATCGCGACCCGCAATTCTCTATTGCACCTCCGCAATAACGCGAACAGTGCAGACGTCTGCACAGCTCATGCCCGCCAGAAGGCGGGCTTTTTTTTCATCGGGGACATACATGCCAGAACCAACAACAGGGGCAGTGATCGGAGCCGGCTCGGGGGCCTTTGCCGTCGGCACGATCACCATTACAGGGTCTTTCCTGGGACTGCAGTACGAGATGCTGCTGGCAGGGCTGGCCGGTGGTCTGGCCATGCTCTCCAGCCTGCCCCCGGTATCCCGCCCGCGTGCAGTGATGATCCTGATCACCAGCGCGCTCATGGGCGGTTACGTCGGGCCGATGCTGCACGCCTGGGCCATCCAGTCCGACGTGTTTGCCTGGTCCGGGAAGTATTCGGAGGCCACCAGACTGTGTAGCGGCTTTGTGATCGGGGCGAGTTCGCAGACCGTGATTCCGCTGGCACTGGGGTGGATGCGTACGAAATTCGGAGGGGGCAACATCAACCAGGAGCCATCCAAATGATCAAGATCCTGCTCGCAACCGACTATCTGCTGGTCGTCAACTTCCTGGCCAGCCTCGCGCTCTTCCTCCATTGCGTCTTTGCGCTGAACCGAATGAACCATCGCAGCAATCACCTGGTGCGTGCGTGGTACGTCATATCAGCGGTGGGCGCATTTGGGGTGATCACCGGTCCGCTGTATGGCTACATCAGCCCACAGCCGGCCGAGGTGATCTCGAACGTTGGGGTGGCCGGCCTGCTGGCCGGTGGGTGGATTTACCGCAACCGTCGTGCAACCGATACAGGAGAGCCGAGATGATTCTCACGCTTACCCAGCTCCAGCTCATCATGCCCGCTTCCACGCGGGCATCGTTGTTTTTGGAGCCCCTCAACGCAGCCATGCAGGAGTTCGGGATCGACACGCGCCTGCGCATGGCGGCCTTCCTCTCGCAGATCGGTCATGAATCGGGGCAGTTCCGGTTCATGGAGGAGCTGGCCAGCGGTGCCGCCTATGACAATCGCGCGGATCTCGGTAACACCAATCCGGAGGCGATCCGGATCGCGGCCGCCAATGGCACGACGCCGGGCCGCTTCTGGAAGGGCCATGGTCCGATCCAGATCACCGGCTACCTCAACCACCTGGCCGCCATGATGGCGCTGCACGTAGATTGCGTGGAGCAGCCTCGCCTCCTGTGCGAGCCAGTCCACGGTTGTCGCGCTGCTGGCTGGTTCTGGTCGGTCAATGGCCTGGCCAAGTGGGCTGATGCCGGCGACATCGATGGCGTGAGCGACCTGGTCAACCGAGGCAAGAAAACGGTGGCCATCGGGGACGCTAATGGTTTTGTCGAGCGCAAGGCCATCTGGGAGCGTGCGCTGGAGGTGATCCCATGAACCGACTTCAGGGCTTCGGCGCTGTCGTGCTGGCCCTCTGCCTGGGCCTGATTGGCGGCTACCTATGGGGTGGTCACCGCCAGGCGCAGATTGATGAGGGCAGGGAGGCGAAGGTTAGCGAGCAGCACGCCATTGCTCTGGCCAGCGCCACCGAACGATACCGGGAGGCCGAACGGGGAGGCCAGCAGGCCTTCGCCAACATGACGGCCGCTCTTCAAAAGGAGAAAGACGATGCAAAAAAACGGATGGCTGTTCTGCGCGATGAGCTGCGCACTGGTGCTGTGCGCTTGTCAGTCGCCGTCGACGCGGCTAGTGCAGCCGCCGCTGCCCAAGCTGCCGCCGCTGGGGATCGAGAAGCGCGAGCCGACCTTCTGCCAGCGGCTGCTGAGCGAATTCTCGATTTCGCCCTCGAAGGCGACGACATCGTGCGGGACCTCAACGCCTGCGTCGACAAGTACCACCGTGCAGAGCAAGTGATTAACGAAGCAGGGCGGCAGTAAGAGTAGAGCGCCCGGCCGGTTGTTGGAGCAACCGGACCGGGCCTCAATCCACTGAGTTAGCAGTGAATCAAGCAAGGCCCTACCAGCCTCGCGAGGCGGGCAGGAGTCTACCACAACAAGAAAGGTTCACAGTGGCAACACCATCCCCTATCATTCCTTGGCTCGGCGGCAAGCGTCGCCTGGCCGACATCATCATCCCCCGTTTTCCCGTCCATACCTGCTATGTCGAAGTGTTTGCAGGCGGCGCGGCGCTGTACTTCCTGAGATCGCCGGCCAAGGTCGAGGTGATCAACGATGTTAATGGCGATGTGGTCAATTTATACCGTGTCGTCCAGAACCATCTGGAGGAGTTCGTCCGCCAGTTCAAGTGGTCACTGTCTAGCAGGGAAATCTTCAAGTGGCTGCAGGATACGCCGCCTGAAACCCTCACGGACATCCAGCGTGCGGCCCGGTTCTTCTACCTGCAGCAGCATTGCTTCGGCGGAAAGGTCGAGGGACAAACATGGGGCACGGCCACGACGGCACCTCCCGTCAACCTGCTCCGGATCGAGGAGACGCTGTCGGCCGCACACCTGCGTCTGGCAGCAGCGCAGATCGAGCGTCTTGACTGGGCAAAGTGCATTGAGCGCTATGATCGGCCCCATACCTTTTTCTACATGGACCCGCCCTACCTGGAGACGGAAGGGTACGGGGTGCCATTCCCGGTTGGTGAGTACGAGAAAATGGCATCGCTGATGCGTTCGCTGCAGGGCAAGGCTATCGTCAGCATCAACGACCACCCGGCGATCCGAGAGATCTTTGCAGGCTTCCAACTGGACGAGCTGAGCATTGACTACACGGTCGGCGGCGGCGGCAAGGCTGTCAAGCGAGGCGAGCTGATCATTTACAGCTGGGATAGAGACATGGAACCAGCGGGCCTCTTCTAGCTCGGTGCTGGTTATACTCAGCTCTCCGACATACAACGGGGGAAAAAATGAAGAAAGCGGGCGGAGAGCTGGCGAAAGTGTTGGCGCAGCATGCCGAGGCGGTAATTGATATCGTCGTCGACAGTCCACTGGTCAAGGCGATACCAGTAGTCAACTATGCAGTCGCGTTGGCTAAAGAATTGGGGGCTGTTCGTGACAGGCTTCTGATGAGCAAGTTGGAGAAGTTTCTCCAGGAGCCGAGGCTCCAGCGGACGCTAGAAAGCGAGGCGATGCGCAACAAGCTCATAGAGGATGAGTACGCGGAGGAGATAGGTGAGCGACTTCTATTGGTGATCGAGAAATTTTCGGATCTGCAGAAGCCGGTATTGCTGGGTAGAATCTTCGCCGCATATCTGAATGATGAGCTGACGCGTACAGCATTCTTTATGTTGGCCCATGCAATTGACGTTGCATACCTTGGGGATCTCGAGTATTTCATTCAAGTCGAAGGCGAGCCTGTGCACGATGACATGCTGGCCGTACCACGACTCGCCAATGCGGGGTTGTTCGAGTTGTATGCCGATGGAAGCATGGGCGGTGGCGACTTGAAGTACCAGACTACGCCATTGGGCAACTCCTTATACGCGTGCTTGCGGCAGGTGGACTGA